TAAGCTCTTGAGATTTAACAGACTTCAATGTGTCATAGCTAAACTCTTGCATACCTCTCTTGGCGTGAAATATCACATCAGTTCTTTTAACGCTTGGTATTAGTTTTCCTGCGCCAACATATGCAACAATAAAATTGTTAATAATATCATTTAAAGATGTATACTGATAGCCACCGTAGTTGCTTTCTTTTGCGGTCTCAATAAGACTTACAACTATATCTGAGCCAGCAGGTGGTATTATAACTCCTCCCCCAAAAATATTAAATCTTATAGTGTTCTTTGGCGTAGATAATAGAGTGTAGTTGGTTGCTATTACTCCATCTACTGTTACAGAAAAGTTTGTATTAGAAACCCCTGCTACCGTTGCAACTAAATCAGTATTAAACGTGCAAGTGAAGTCTGCCGTTACACCATCTCCTTTAAAAGATTGCTGTCCAGCGTAGTATTGTGCATTAGTTTCGGTGATTAAACCACCATTTGGATTTGGCATATCTTATTAGCTTTTTTCGTTTATTTCATCTCTCTGTACTTGACTTGCAGCTACTTGAATAATTTGTGGGTCTTTCACAACAACGCCAAAGTAGAACAATACCCTTAGTATAAACTCTGTTTGCTCAGATACATCAAGCTCTATTTGTGTAGAGCCGTATGTGCTATTAGCATTAAAGTTAGCGGCTGTTAGAGTTATTACTAAGTCACCCCCAACTCCCCCACCAAAACTAGCTCCAGCAAAAGTAACCGTATCTCCAGAAATGTAGCCTGTTCCAGCACTAGTAACATCTATAGTTGTAACATTTGCTGAACCATTAACTCCTGAAGTAGTAATTGTCACAGTTAATCCAGTCCCCAAACCAGATGTAGCACTTTGTACAACTCCAGTCGATATTGTTACGTTTTTATCCGATGGATTTGTACTAATGCTAGATGTTAAAGTTCCAGTTCCTGTGTTTATTAAGCTTTCTCCATAAACGGTTGAGTCGTAAACAAACTGTCCAACAGAACCAATAGAGTACCCCCATCTAGGGTCTAGTGGCTTTCTTAAGAAGTTTACACCTATATTACTTGTAATGCTGTCAGGCTTTACAAATAGCTTTTCATTCTCAAACAAATAAGTTGGGAAAGATTCTGTAGATTTAGTTAATGGAGATTTTTGTATGTTGTAGAACTCCATTCTTTGAAGTCTTTGCAACTCAGTTGTATCCTTGTGTACAACAGCCCCTAACCGATAAAACTCTACCGTATTACCGTATATATCGGTTGTTGGTAGAGTAAAGTAAGGATTACTTGGTACAGTCGCTGCATCGTATGTAGCTGTACCGAATGTCTTGAATATGGCAAGCTTCTCATCAATATTAGCTACCCTATCAGCGTAGTCATTATCGCTTTGAGGCACTCTAAGTTGTTGATTTAGGTCTTGACTGTACTGCTCAAAAATCTCTAATTGAACTTGGGCGGAAATCTTATTGAACTCATCAGGAGTTACATACCCTCGTTCTTCTTTGTTAAGTATAAGCAACACAGTTTTGTATACTGTATTTACATTTATTGCCATATTAATATTTCTTTTTATTTATAAAGGATAGGTCAACAATTAAGCTAACCTACCCCTTACAAATATATTTACACATTAAGAGAATTTTTTCTCTATGCTTTGATACACTGCCATACCTTCATCAGTCTTAAACCAACTTGCTAGTGCAGAGTATGGATGCTCGTCAAAAGGAACCTCCATTAGTTTTCTACCATTGACAGCCCAAGAGAATGTTCTTTGGTCTGGTGATAGCTTGATAATTCCAGCCTCTACTGCTCTAATACCAAAACTTCTAAGCTCTACATTTTCGTCTTGTGCAAGACTGATAAATAGTGCAGGATTGTTTTTGGCAAGTAGCATCAAGTCTCTCTTGAGTTCCTTAGTTGTCATCTTAGAAACAGCACTGCCAACTTCCGTTCTTAGTATCGCCTCAGCGTGGTCAACATCTAATTCCCTTGCTAGGTTGAGTGCGTCAATTTCAAGTTCTATATTATCCAATTCATTTACGGCTTCAGCAACTTGGTCTTGCTCTGTATAAACTAAATTTCTTTGAGGATGATATAGAGATAAAAGTTTTTGTAAGTTTTGTTTTTCTTTAGGAACCATTAACACTCCATTTTTAAAAACAATGTGTGCCAATGTTACAGGCCCGTTCTGCTCATCAACAAATGGAGATACTTGGTTTGTTGCATACCTTAGTTCTCTTTCGTATCCTAAATCTGCATCAAAATACATAAGGGGATACCTCTGTGAGTGCTTTGATGCCAATGTAAATGTTAATGGTGATAATCCGTTTTTTAGATAGTATCGTCTATCTTTAACCTCCCACTTAGTAGAAGATTTTTCTTTTGCTTTTGTAGCCATAATATATAATAAAATTTAATAAAAAAAATAAATAAAACTTGGAGCCGCACTAAGCGACCCCAAGTAATATTTGTTGTTTGCAATTATGCAGCTGTAAACAATACGAAGTTGTTAGCAGCCTGAGTTACTAAACATCTTTCAGACAAGAAGTTCACGGTCATTGCATCTAAATCAGAAGTGTAAGCACCTCCAACAGACCCAGTAATCCAAGACTTCATTCTTCTGTCGTCAGCTTCAGAAGCTCTGTAGCGTACGTGCAAGAATGGTCTTCTGATGTTAGTTCCCAACATTTGGTCGTAAACTGTACTTGTTCCAGCAGGAACCAATACACCTTCGATGTTGTCAATTAAACCACGAGTGGTAGCATCGTTTAGGTATTTCCAGTCAGTTTTGTAGAAGTCATAAGAACCTCTTCTAAAACCAGCAAATCCTAAGTTTAATGCCATTTCCTCAGAGTTTTCAAATACACCGAAAGAAGAACCACCAGCTCCGTAAGAGTTCTGAGCAGCTAACATATCATCAAAGTCTAAAGAAGTAGCTCTATCTAAGAATAACATATTCTCTTCAATAGCTCCTTGCTTGTCAAGGTTCTGAAGAATTAAATCAAAGTCACCCAATGCACTTCTAGTTCCACCACCAGAGCCAGAACCACTTGCATAGTTTTGGTATACGTTACCTCTTGCTGTAATAGCAGCAAAAAGACCTTCAGTACCAGCAGTGGTAATTCCAGTAGCAAGACCTTCTTGAGTAGCAACACCAGATGTAGCAGTAGCAAGTTCGCCTTCAACTACAGCCATTTCTAAGTAATCTTGGAAACGTAGTCTAGTTTCTCCTTCAGATTTCAAATACCATAGGTATCCATTTGTTCCATCTTCAGCAGCAACTTCAACCCATCCAATTTGTGCAGCATCAGAACCACTAATTTCATAGGTGTCTTTGATGATGATTGGCTTGTTGTTGTACTGTGTGAAAGAAGCTTCCAAAGAACCTGACATTCCGTTTTGTCCTTTAGCAAATTCAGAACCGTAAACAAATACATTTACTTGTCCGTTTGCAATGCTGCTTAAGTCAGCAGTAGTGTAAGACAATACTGTAATAGCAGTGTCAGTTACACCAGATACATAACACTTTAGTGTAATCAAACCAGTAGCAGCATCTGCAACAACAATAGTGTTACCAATTCTTACAGAATGTTTTCCACCTTCTAAGTGGCCAGCACCAAATGTAATAGTTGAACCAGTAGCAGTGTTATTACCACTCAATGTTACTGTAAGGTTCCCAGCACCAGATTCATATCCAATGTGTAGTCTGTTTTGCTCAGACCATACAACTTGGTCAGAAGTCATTGGCATTTCAGCACCTACCATTCTTAAGAATCCTGATAGAGTTCTGTTACCATAACGCTCTACTTCCATTTCATAAAGCTCTGGCAAGTATTGTTGAGCAAAGTCATTACCAGCTCCGCTAGTAAAATCTAAATAGTTTTCAGCCAACGCTGATTTTGTTGGCATCGGTTTTAGGCTAAATGAGCCTAAAGGGTCATTAGTTGAGAATGTTCCCATTTTTTTTAATTTTTAAAGTTTGTTTTTTTAATTTTTAATTTTGAAGAATCCACTCCACTTATAGCTTTAACCTTCAACCCATTTATGTACACGCTATCGCCAGCAGTTTTTCTTGGTTCGTCAGATAAATTCTTAGATTTATTGACTACCTCCTTAACTGCATCGGCTTTACCTTGCTCATAAAAGTGAGTTGCAATCTTGTCCATATTTGAAGCAGCATACATCGCTTTGTGATAACCTTTGTGGTCTTTAATCTCTCCATTTTCTCCCAGAAACTTTCCGATGACATTAGAGATATCTGACTGTTTTTCAGCAAGACTGTTCGGATTGTTAACGCCATACCTGAATTTCTTTTCACCAACGGTAAAATCAAAACCTTTGAAGTCGTTGTTGAACATTTCAGTTGTAGCTTTTTTAAACCTGTCGTGCTTTTGTTGGTTCAAAGCTTGTTCTTCGTTATATCGATTAAAGAAGTCCATTGCTTTTTGTTGCTCTTGAGTTACGCCTGGTCTTAACTTAATCTCATCGTAATATTTACCCTTTAAGTCTTCCAAAAAGTTTTTGGCTTCTGAAACCTCTTCTTTAAACGCAAGCTTCTTCTTGCGTATGTCTCTTTCTTCATCTAAATCTTCATCATATGAAAACTTATCTTCTAAAAGGAAATTAATCTCATCATCATCTAGATGAGGTTTACTTTTTCTGTAGTACTCCTTTAGTAAGGTGTTGTTGTCCACATTGCTGTAGTCTGCATTTAACCTTACATAGTCCTCTACAGTTCCACCTGTTTCTTCCATAAATGAAACAAGCTTTTCTATATTTTCAGGAAGCGGCTTACCAGTCGATGCGGATTCGTTAATTGCATCTGACATCTGTTGAGTTGTAGCCTCTACCTCTTCCTCTTCTGTTATTTCTTGTATTGTGACTCGCTCTTCATCTTGAACGGAGCTTTCCCCTGATGATACTTCTTCAACCACTTCTTGTACAGCTTCGGTTGGTTTATCTGTAACCACATCTGTTGCTTCTTGCTCTTTATTGGCATTGTCTTGTTTTAATTCAACCTTAGTAACTTGTTCTTCGACATCTTCTTTTTTGGAAGATAGATTCACCTTTACAGGCTCACTAGTTTTCCCAAGGTTTTTCATTTTGGGTTTACTTTTAATTTTAAAGTCACCCTCTTGTTGCACTTTTTTTTCTGACATAATATAATATAATATAAATTAAAAAATTCTATTTAGCTAGGCTCAAACCTATCTATACCAACCCCTCCTAATACATCATTACCTGAACTTTCAAAGTTTTTCGGTAATAAGTTATTTTTTCTTTGGTCGATTAGCTCTGATTGTACAGTTCCCTGCACCTTTATTCTTTCATCCTTTCTATCTTCAATCTCTTGCTCTTTTTGTATTTCAGCAATACCTTTGGCTTGTGCGAGCTGTACATTGTAATTAAACTCTTCAGCCATCAACTCTCTTTTAACTTGAGCTTCCGCTTGAAGTCTTTGTATCTCAAACTCAGTCTTAGCTTTCTCAAGGCTTACTTTTTCGGCAGTTATAACCTGTTGTTTTTGTGCCTCTGCCAATGCAGCCTTTTCAGATGCTTCAGCATTCGCCTGAGCTTGTGCTTGAATGTTTTGCAGTTGAGCTTGTCTAGCAGCTTCTTGTTTCTTTCTTCTCCTGTCTTTCAACATCTCATTTGCAAGCTGAAGATTTTTTACTCTTCGTATATCAATAGCATCCTCAAGGTCTATACCTCCTGATTGCAACGCTACTTGTATGTTTTGTTCTAACTGTGCCTTCTCTTCTTCATCTGGCTCTAACTCTAAAAAGATTCCAAAGTCGTGCAAGTTTAATTGAGACATCTCCTGCATTGTAGCAGTATTGAATTTAGTAATGCTATTTTGAAGAGAGTTTGCGGTCAAAGCAAAGTCCAACGAGTCGGCAATCCTTCTAGAGATGTTTTCGCAAGCTCTAAGCGTCAAATAACAACTCGCCTGTAGTATGTGTCGTGTAGCTACATTAGATTGATTAGCGGCAATCTTTTGAAGTCCTACGAGTGCATTCTTGTCAGGAGTTGAGCCGTCTCTTGCTTCATTAAGTCCTGTTACATCTCTTATCATCTGTAAGTAGTACTGATACGTCTGTATCAACGATGCAATTTTAGCACCCCCACTTGATGATTGAAGTTCTTGAATTGGAACCTTACCTCTATTTAATTCCCCATCCTGTGTTAAACACCTACCCAATACACTACCAGTTTGGAAGTACATATTAAGAGCCTCTGCTGGACTGTATGTTGTTCCGTTTCCTAAGTCAACTTCTGCAAGACCATCTACATCCAAAAACACACCATCAGGAACCATCTTGGTCATAACCTGCTGTAACTTCAAGTGCGTAATCTGAATCATATCAGCAAAACCAGTAATTCTATTTACAACAGAGTCAATTCTTCCGTTATACATTCTTGGTGCACACAATACATAGTTCATTTCTACCTTTGTAGTGTCTGCAAATGGTCTTGTCATATTTTCACACAAATCCCATTTTAGCATTGTATTTGTTCCAAGAACCTTAGCACCACTATAAAGAACCTCTATACTTCGAGACACTTTACTAAATGTATCGTTTTCTGGTGGATTAAAGTCATCAGACTTTTCAATAGCTTTTTCTAATCCGTTTGGTCCTTTCTTAATTTTAAATACCTGGTTGTTATATGTCTTGTATTCAAAGTACAATACTTGAACTGTGTTTTCATCATACCCTTTCCACCCAGTTAAGTACTCTCTATTGCCAGGCATATCCTCAATCCTCTTCAATTCGTCTTGAGGTATATTTGGAAACTGCTTCTTAAGCTCTGGTATTGTTACGGCTTTTA